AGAAGCGTGTGACGCCTACCTACAACGGTGTGAAGGGTGTTCCCGGTATCGAAGCCGGATTCATCGTCGCTACCTACAACGGTGTCCCAATCATCCCATCCAAGGATGTCGACAAGGACGGTATCAGCCGTATGTATTTCCTCGACACGGACTACCTTTACTTCTCCACGGCTATCCCAACTCAATACTTCGAGTCGGGTATCGAGACTGGCGACCCATTCGCCATCAACCGTCTCGGTCAGGAAGGCCTCTACCGAACGATGGGAGAAGTGTGGACCACCTTCTTCCGTGCACAAGGGAGCGTTCGTGACCTCAAGTGAGGAGAAAACAACAACAGGAGATGAAAAAACATGGCAGAAGAATTGACTCTTTCAGGAACAGCAACCCCGACTCTTGTCGGTGCATGGGAACTTCGTGCAGGCACGCACGACACGACTGGATGGCTTGACGGAACCTCGACTGACGGTTACCCCGGTAACTTGTCCGGTTTCCAAGCATCGAACAGTGACGGCGCAAACCAAGGCTACGAAGCCGCTCCCAAGATGGCTCTCATTACCACGACTGGTGCAGGCACCGTCGTCCTCGCAGGCGGCGTGAGCAGCATCCTTCTTGCGACTGGTTCTCAGACTGGCGGAACGGCTGCGGCCCTCAAGGTTGCAGTGTCCGGCACAACGATTACCATTACCGGTGCAGCAGAAGCCCACAGTCTGATGGTTCTCTACAACTGAGGTGAACCTCAGTGCCAGTAGTAACTTACATCGGTCGCTCGCATATCCGTCGAGCAATTGACCCTACGATGCGTGACTGGGAACAGAACCGTCCCGTTGAAGTCACAACCGCGTGGTGTGACAAGTATGCAGGTGCTCTCGGTGAAGAGGACTTCCGTATCGAAGGTTGGACCAAGACTGAGGCTGAAGAGCGCACTGCGGACCACGGCAACGATGGCATCCCTGACAAGGGCTGGAACAAGAAGGACATCGCCGCTTGGCTTGACTCCTACAACCTCAAGCCTGCAGGCTATGCTACCAAAACTCAACTCCTCGACATCGTCGCTACTGTTATGAGTCCCGACGGAGTGGAGGAAACAGCGGAGATTGCTGAAGACATCGCCGCAGAAACAACAGGAGATGAAGAATAATGGCAGTAACAATTGACCCCCGACCAACCTACTTTGGCGACCGCATGGTCGTGACAGGCAGCACCGATGGCGCTGAAGCGATTGACTTGAGTGGCCTCTTGGCATCTATTGACGGCGCCATGGTGAACAATGTCGGCGTAGCGGCACCAGCACCAACATCAGGAATTGATGGCACTACTCTCAATGTAGGCGCTGCTTGCACTTTCGTTGCTATCGGTCGTCGCTCTTGAGGTGACGGCAAATGGCAACCTCAGTGACAATTCTCGGACCTTACCCTCCGAAGGACTTTGCTGATGATACTGAGCGAACTGCTATCGCCGCAGCCATCACCACTGCTATCGGTTCCAACACTTGCGTGTCCGCTGACCCACATGTTGTCCTCGGCAACATTTACATCATCGTAACAACCAGTTGAGCGTGAGGGGAATGTATGGGCTTCGACTTGTCTGCAATTGACTTCGAGGACATCAGCCGTTTTCAAAAGCAAGGCGTCCGCTCGGACATCACGATGGACCAGTCAGCATTCGTTGACCCTGAGAACCCTTTGAAGGGCATTGTCAAGCAACAGCGCAACCGCAACAGCGAAGCCGCTGACATCATGAACATCGGCACAGGCACTCGCTGCAAGCACTGTGGTATGCTTCACTTCCTATGGCGTGAGACATGCGGTGCGTGTGAGCGTCCAATGGAATACAACCTCGTGAGCAGGAGTGAGGAGGCTCGAGAGTAATGCCGATGGTCTTCAACCCCGGTGAGGCTGAGACACGCCCTCTTGACCCCACAGCGACGGTCTACACGACGCCACAGAAGGTCGCTGACTACCTCGGTATTGGACCTCAAGAGCCTGTGGCTGCCTCTGCTGACTCCGTGAGTGACGGTGTGTTCATCACTGGCGAAGACTACCGCCGCTGCGGCACTGAAGTTGGCGATACCATCCTCATTTACAGCGATGCCAACCCCCTCGGCGTTGAGAAAGAAATCACTGACATCGCTAACGGCGGTAGTAGTGGCGTTAAGTTGGTCTTCACTGGTTCATTCACGCACACCGACTTTGAGGCTGCGGATGACACCTATGTTCAGAACCTCGCCTCGTTCACCAACGCCAAGATTGGACGCCAGCGCGGCGTTACCAAGGCCATCGTTCAGCATCGTATTCGTGAGGTGCAGGACAAGATTGACAACATCACTCACAACGCTTGGCGCCCTTACCTCGTAAGCGCTGAATACATCAACTTCGACACCTACAAACCCTACAGGCGTCGCTACTACACCGACTATGTTGGAACGACACCGCTGCTGTTCCGTAATGTCCAGCAAATCCTCCGCCTCGAACTGTGGCAAGGTGACGACTACCGTGAGATTGGCGCCGCTGAGGCTCGCATCAAGATGCCAGCCGATGTCCGCTCCATCGACGGCTACATCGCCTTCTCTCCCGGTAATGGGAGTGTCGCTCTTCTCAAGAACGGCACAGGGACAGGTGAGTGGCGTGCTGACTTCGACGCTACGACCACTGCTCAGAACCTTGCAGACCTCATCAACAAAGAGGACCGTGTCAGCAAGGCGGCTGTCACATTCGACCCTACCTTCACACTCGAGGGCAGCACTTCCAATGTTGCTGTCAACAACGAGTTCTTCGCTACAGCCAACTCCGACCTCGGTAGCGGCGTGGTCAAGGTGACCAGCATGCGCCCAGTCAAGGGCGGTGAGACATGCTCCATCGTTAGCAGCGACAGCACCGTCACCATTGACCAAACAACACGGGTCAACGAAGCCATGACCGGTAAGGTCGTGGACGGTGACAAATACGGCATCACCTTCTCAGCAACCGATGACTTCACCGCTGCTGGCGTCTTGGTCGATGAAAACGATAACATCTACCGCTACAGCAGCAAATCATCAACGGCTCTACTGGGCGTTGAACGCTGGTCAGGTAGTGCTTGGGAAGGCGCTACTGTAGGCTCGTGGTATAGCAGCCTCACCACAGAAGAGTTCACTCAGCACAAGTTGACGGTCGACCTGCAGGGTGGTAGCGCCAGCGGCGACAACGCTCGTCTCAAAGACTGGTGGATGGACTATGAAATGGGCATCATTTACTTCAACAACTCCTACCCGTTCTTCGAGTGGAACGCCGTCAAGGTGTCCTACATCTACGGAGAACGCTACCTTGAGAAGGCCATCGAAGAGGTTGCTACGAAGATGGTGGTCATCGACCTGCTGATGTCGGATGACCGCACCGTGCTGCTTCCTGAGGGCACCAGCAACATCGACATCACTGCGAAAGTGCAACTCCTGCAAGGTGAGATTGACAAGATTCTCCCACGCTACCGGGAGATGGTGCTCTTCGAGTGATTCACATGGGTAAGCGGGAAGTCGATGAGTTCCTCATAGAGCATCTCACCAATGAGATGCTTGACCCCGGCCGTCAGGAGGAGTTGCGGCAAATCGTCACTCAAACACCTGAGGCGTATCGCCGTGTTGTAGAGCAGCAGGAACTCGGAATGGACGGTATCAATCGAAACGAAGCAGGTGAATACGAGCAGCGAGGTCAGGCTCCTGACCCCAGCACTCTTAAGGCAGCATTGGATAGGGTAGACAAGCGGATGCTGGCGGAGTCTCCTGCCCTCGTGACTTACAAGTTGCGACTCAGCGGTGGGAATCTCGTGCCTGATGTCGCTGCATACAAGCGGGAGGTGGAGTGATGGTCGCAACATGGGCTGAAGGACTGGACTCTGTCATCGCTGTCCTTGGTGATTGGAACCGAGGCAACACGAGCAACATCAAGCCCATCATCGCCGACATCGCTACGCTCGGACCTGAGCGTGGGAAGCGTATCGACATGAAGAAGTCCGACTACATCATGTGCTACGAAACGGCGCACAACGAAGAAGCACCTGAAATCCTCTACGATTTTGTCACGACCCGCATCAACATCACCGTTGACATGCGCACGACGAAGTCTCGTAAGCACCTGCAGGCGATGGAAAACGAGGTGCGTCGCCTCATTCATCTCAAAAGAAAGGGCGATGGTATTGCCTTCGACCGGCTTGTTTTCAAGACCCGGACCGACCTTTCTGACAGGACCAAGAATCTCTTCCGCATGACCTTCCAAATCGAAGTTGTTATCTTTGCGGAACTCGTGCCATGAGGTGAGCGGACATGCCTTCTACAGTCTACAAGGGTGATTTGACCGAGATTTCTTTCGGTCACGAAACAGGATTACAACTTTCACACCACTTCAGTGGCTTGTTCACCTTCACTCACAAGTTCCGTTCAAGCAAGAACGGGCTGAGCACCATCCGCTTGGCTGGCGGTGGCAATGACCTGCCTGTTGATGGTGGCGTCCTCCATGTCCCTCGTGGTATGCTCGTCGGCGCAAAACTCAGCATCATCGGCGGTGGCAACTTCTCCGCTGATGACTCTACGGACACCGGACAGGTGTTCACGGTCGTTGAGCACCACCCTGCGAACACGGCTACTGTGAGCACTGTAGGTAGCGCTTACTCCGATGGCGCTGCCACTACAACGGGCGGTAACGGCACGGGCATGACGCTCACACTGACAACCGCCGGTGGTGCAATCAGTGGCGTTGTCGTTAGCGATGCTGGAGTCGGTTACAGCGACGGTGACATCCTCGATGTTGTGCAATCAGGCGGCTCAAGCGGACAAGTCAAACTCGCTGCAACCAGCACTGACTTTGTCGTCACGCCTGCTCTTTCATCCGCTGTTGGCACGACGACCAGCACCACCAACGACGAACTTCACTTCCACACTTTCACGCTCCCTTCGGTCGATGTCACCATGGGTTACAACATCACCGCTGCCTCATCCGCTGAGGCTTCGCTGACCGACCAGTTCCTCGGCCTTGCCGCTACGGTAACGCTGCCTGAGACGAAAGTCGACCTCAAGCGCTACCATGTCGTTGGCCTTGGCCGCGATGTGGCTGTTCAAGTGCCGGGTCGTTTCATCAACGAAGGCGGCTCCTTTGAGGTCAACATGCACAACCCACGCTGGCTCTACTACTGCCTCG